AAGCTGGCCGGAATGGGCCGGCCGATGTTCTCGCAGAAGGATGAATCCGGGGTGACGGCCAGCGTGGCTCGCTACATCAATGCACAAACGAAGGGCAGCGACGCGTCGCTCGGAGGCAAAGAATTGTAGGCAAACGAAAAACAGAAAAAGCGAAAATGGTAACTATTGAAGGAATGAAAGACCGCCGCGTGGTGAAGTGTATCCTGCACCGCGTGGCCGACATCCCGGGGGGTGTCACGGTATCCGTGGCCGGGCTGGGAGGCGGCGCTGTGGTAGAGGGTACCCCGCTGGGGCGTGGCACGAATGGAATGTACGTGGTGTGCAAGACGGCACGTGTGCTGAATACGGCTAATGCTACGTCTACGACGTACGACGTGAACAAAGGGAGCCACTTCAACGTGGGCGACCGCTTTGCTACGGATGGCGCCAATGGTCAGACGATTGCGAGCATCGATCGCTCGAGAGAGGAAAAGGACGTGATCACCCTCAGTGCCACGCTGGGTGTGGAGGTGAAGGCTGGCACGTGCGCCTTTGAATCCGCCGGTGCGAACAAGACACTGAAGGTTGTCCCTGTGGCCATCGCTGGGGATAACTTGGACGTAAAGGCTGGCAACAACCTCTATGAAAATGCGTGGGTGCACGCCGTAATTCGTGAGGAAAACGCCCCAGCCGTGACGGACAAGATCAAAGACGCGCTGCGGTGCGTAACGTATGTATAACGCTTAAAGCAAGAAGGAAACTAAGATGCAAAAGACACTCATGGAAGGTCTGAACGAGAAGGACATGCAAGCCGTGATCCGGACGTACGACCTGAAACCTTACTACTACCCGACCCTCTTTCCGCTGAAGGAGACGAACCTCCTGACCTGGAAGATGCTCGAGGCGCAGGCCGGGCTGAAGATTGCTGCCGACATCGTAGCCCGCGGGGCGACGATCCCGAAGAAGACGCGCGAAGCCATCGAACGCTTGCAGGGTAACATCCCCAAAATCGGTGTAGCGCGTGAGAAACTGGAAGACGAGCTGACGGAGTATGACGTGCTGTTGGCGATGGCTGGAAACAGTTCGGATCTGACGGCGATCGTCGAGTTCTGGGCGGAGGATACAAAGTTCTGCTGGGAGGGTATTGCCGCCCGCTTGGAGTGGACGGCTCTGCGTGAAATCTCGCTGGGCAAGGTAAGCCTGAACGGCATGAATAACGCCGCCGTCGTGTCGGAGTTCGATGCGGATTATCAGATCCCATCGGCACAGAAGATCGGTGTGGCCACGTCGTATGCCGGTGCCACGAATGGCACCCCGTTCACGAACGACTTCCCCAAGGCTTTGGCCATCGGTAAGAAGATGGGCGTGACGTATAAGTACGCCTTTATGAACGTGGACACGTTCACGAAGCTGGCTACGCAGGAAGAGACGATCAAGCGCACCTCCACGCTTGTGCAGAGCCTGACGGACATCAAAGACGCACCCGATGCGGCTACGGTGAACGCCTTCCTGTCGAAGCAGAAGGAGAAATACAAGGGCTTGCAGATCGTGGTAATCGATCAGGACATCACGATCGAGCAGGCGGATGGCACGCGCACGACGGGCAATCCGTTCGAGGATGACGTGATCCTGTTCTCCGAATCGAAAGTGCTGGGCAACACGTTCTGGAAGCGCCCCATTGACGCGAGGGATATGCCGGGCAGCGTGGCGATGAAGGCGATGCACGGGCATACGCTGATTAAGAAGTACTCCGAAGAGTCGCCCGTGAGGGAGGTCACGGAGGGCATTGCCAACGCCTTCCCTGCGTGGAACTTGGCGCGCCGCTCGCTGCTGATGCAGACGAACGCCACGGCGTGGGATAAGAACTAATCAAGCCGCGGGGAGTGATGACGAATAAGGAATACCTGACCCGGTCGCTGGGCAGCTTGGGACTGACGGACGATGACGTCGAACTGATCCTTGTCAAGGGCGGTATCGAGGCGGATGCGCCGGTCGATGTGTCGGCCTGCGATCGCGCCGTATATAATCGTATGTCGGTTGTATTGCAGGCCACGATGATGAATGTAACCGAGGGCGGGTATTCCGTTTCGTGGAATATGGAAGCTGTGAAACTGTTCTATCGCGCCCTGTGCAACGAGCTGGGAGCGCCTGACGTGCTTTCGACGCGTCCGCGGGTGCGCGATCGTTCAAACCTCTGGTAAGGGGCTCCCACATGAAAAGATGATTCGCGTCAAACAATACCCTCACTACTTGTTCGTCACCGAAAGCGGAGAATCCCGGCAGGATGAGAGCGGCAACTGGGTCGTGACCTCGAATAGCCTCCGCTTGCATGGACGCTGCCGCGAAGAGACCGACGGACGCGGGCAGGAAGTAGAGACGGCGGGCGGTGTCTTTCGCCGCTTTACGTCGCTCATTCAGTTGCCGCGCGGCACGCAGCGGGTGGCCGATGGCACGCACGTGGTTATAACCAATGATCCCGCCGGCTCCGAAGTGCGTATCCGGGGTGAGGTCTTGAAGTTTGATGCAGGACAATTGCATGCGCGGCTATGGATCTGAAGACATCGTTTGACACGGACGCCATCCTGTATGGCATACTCTCTCGCTCGCCCTTGAAAGCGGCGCTGAGCGGTGGCGTCTACGTAGGCGACGACCGCCCGGCCGACTCGATGGCCGAAGACGTGGTGATCAACACCATCACGCTGACGCAGGAGTATCACCCGCAGCAAGGCGTGTCGAACGTGAACGTCTACGTCTCTGATAAGGCCGTACGTATCGGGGCCAAAGAGCAGTTCGTGGCCGACCGGGTGCGTCTGAAGATGCTCACCGATATAGCCGTCCAAGCGCTGCGCGAGGCGCACGTCACGGGGTTGGCGATCATCGTAGAGGCGCAGACCGTGCTACCGGCCGATGGGGTCAGGCAGCATTTCACAAACATCCGAGTCAGCTGGAACATCCAAGGCTGACGCACCACCAAAAAGAAGAAACTATCAATCAACGCAAAAACGAAAAGCTATGGGTTTAATCACTGTCGGACTGGCCGAGATCAAAGTGGGGGCGGCTGCCTCCAATGGCGTAATGCCTACGGGCATGACCAAAATCGGCAAGGTCTACAAAGACTCCTGTAAGATCAATCAGGAGGCCTCGGAGGTGACGGAGCACTTCGAGGAAGGGCACGCAGCTCCGGTGTACAGCAAGCGCACGAAGAAGATCCCGAAGAGCACCTTCCAACTGTGCGACGTCGACCCGGATATGCTGGCCAAATACGTCGGCGGTACGGTGAACTCCGGCACGTGGGAGTTTAACGGCAACGAGCTGACGGCAAACGTGGCGCTCGAGATCATCCCTGAGCAGGGAATGATCTTCCAAATCCCGAATGCGTCCGTCGAGGCGGTGATCAATTCGGACATGTCTTCGAAGGGTATCTTCCTCGTTGACTTTACCGTCACGCCGCTTGCCGTCGACGCTGGCGGAGCGATCCGGGCCAAGAAGAAGGACTAAGAAAGAAGAGACAGAGAAAAACAAAGCGACTGCTTTTTTTCGTGTCATGTTTAGTGTGAAAGCCCTCGGTGAGCGCGTCGATGTAGGCGCCTCCACTGGGGGCTTTTTGTTTACCCGCTATGAAATAGAAACGCATTATGGATGAAAAGATCGTAGAGAAACTGGAACAGGAGCGCTCGGAACTGAACGCGCTCATCAACCGCGGCTGGGAGTTTGAAGTGGAGGGATACCACACGGAGCTCATCCCCCGGCGTGGCCTTTGGGGCTGCCTATTGCCGCTCAGACGGCGTACGGTAAAAGCGCGGCAGAAATATCGCATCTCAGAGCCCACGCTGGGCACCCTCGACCGCCTCTCGGCCGAATGGATCGAGCTGGCTATCGATGAAGAGCGCCTGAAGGGTACAGAGGCCATCGAAGAGGCACGCACGATGGCGGCCCGGCATGCCCGGCGTATGGCACGCATTGTGGCGCTGGCTGTGCTCGGTTCAAACATCCTGAAGCCCACGCCTGGCAAGGGTGGCGCGGTGCACTATGAGGAAGACCGGCGCGCGCTGGACGATCTGACCAACCTCTTTTTCCACACCATCAAACCCTCCGAACTCTTCCGGCTGACCATGACGATCAACGCTATGTGCAACTTGGGGGATTTTATTCACTCTATTCGATTGATGTCCGCCGCCCGGACGACCGTGCCGACTCGGATAGAGGCAGACAGCGCGGGCTGAAAAGCCCGCACGGCCGACGGGGCGCCATCTGTGCGCACTTCGGCTGGACATGGCACTACCTACACGAGGGCATCGCGTGGCCTATGGTGCAGCGCATGATGATCGATCAGCCCGACTACGATTACAGCGACAGCCGCCCGGGCGACCCGGATGGAGACATCACCCTCACGGGCGACAATGTGGACGAGGTGATCCGCCGCATCAATGCAATGGGGTGACGCCCCGCGTGCCCCCTCAAACCAACGAACAAACCAAAGAAAGCTCATGGCAGAAACTACAGACGGAGCGATGCACTTCGAGGCGTCGCTGGACAACAGGAAGCTCCTCGGAGCGATCGATGAAACCATTCGGCGCATCAACGGCCTCTCGGACGCCACCGTCAAGGGCGGTGCGGCGATGGATGCCAGCTTCTCGCAGATGGCCTCCGAGATCAAGCAGCGGTTCAATAAGGTCGATAACACGATCGATCAGCACCTGCATCACATCGGGGAGCTCAAAAAGGAATACGAGGCCATCGGACGCACCAACATCTTTGCCTCCAAGAGCCTCGAGCGGGGCGGCCGGCTCACGGAGCGTCAGGTGGCCATTCGGGAGGAAGTCAAAGCCCATCAGGCGCTTGTCGAAGAGCTGCGCAAAGAAGCCCAAACGCTCACAGAGGCGGAGGCCAAGCTGAAGCAACACCAAGAGCAGGTGGAGCGAAACGCCGCTGCGCACAATACGCTGCGTAAACGCGTCCTCGAACTGGAGGCAGAGATGTATAGACTCAAAGATCACGGCATCAGTGATCAGTCGGATGCTTACCGTGCGCTGGCCGAAGAGCTGGGGCGTTTGAAAGATATTCAAGGTGATATCAAAAAGCAGGGGCAGATCCTATCGAATGACGAGGCGGGCTTTCAGGGCGTCATCACTGGTATATCCGGTTTGGGCGGCGCTCTCTCGGCCGCCACGGGCGCGATGTCCCTCTTTGCGGGGGAGAACGACCAGCTGCAACGCGTCATGGCCAAGGTGCAGGCGGCTATGGCTATTGCCATCGGTACGCAGCAAGTGGCACAGACGCTGAACAAAGACAGCGCCTTCCAGCTCGTCACGCTGAACAAGCTCAAGAAGTGGTGGGCGGAGATCACCGAAAAAG